GATATACCCTTTATAATCAACAATTGTTCTTTTGAATAATTTCCACTACGTTCACATATTTTATACAAAATATGAAAAGCACTTTGTATTAATTTTGAGCTCATGCGTTTATCGAATTTTTTAAAATCCCCTGCAATCATACGATTACTTCCCTTACTAATAATATGGTGATATAAGGATTCCCATTCCTTACCTTGGGCTGAGATACCGCAAGCACATTCGAAGGTATATTGATTGAATTGAATCAATCTAACTACACTTAATAAATGTTTGCGTACCACAATACTCCAGGCTACAGGAGCTCCACTAAAAGCGCGAGTTTCCCCATTCTCAGCTTTTTTAAAAGTTACAGGCTCATCTTTAAGTGCTTCATTAAAAATAGGGTTAACTCTTTCACCGGAAGCATATTTATTTTCAATATAAGAAACTTCTGACATAATTTCATCTGTAAACATCATAGGATCCATATTACCACCTTCAGCAGCAATAGGATATAATTGTGAACGTTTACTCTTGCAATAAGGAAAACCTAAAGAAGTATTTCTGTTCATTTTGTCAACAAAAGTGACCCCTGCCGCTCCATTAATAGCTGTGAAATTATCATAAACAAAGACTTCATCTTGAAGAGTAGATAAATTAATATTTTTGAGTATATCATCAGTAAAAGAATCAACACATTGATCTAATATATCATTATCAAAAGCACTCGCTGGTTTAACCATTTCTTTCAGAGCATAATGTTGGGGTCTCCAAGAACGTAAATCGGGTTTATCATGCTTCAATTCAAAACCTTGCTTTTGTAATAAACCACATAACGGTGTTTTTTCCACATGACTCTTGCCAGAACTTCTGCTAGCATTTAAACTACCAAAAATTTCAGCATTTCCCTCATCAATATATCGTGCTGGACTTTTTTCATGCAAATCTAATAATTTAACTTCTTTGGAAGGAACGCTAAGATTAATGGGACCTGCACTAATTCCACAGTATAATTCTTGAAAAGGTATTTCTATTAAAGTTCGATACAATGCAACACTTTGAACAACAGGCAAACTTGGATTACCAAAACTATGTATTCCAAAAATACAAGGTCCTTGAGGCGTTATACCAACCAATACACTTCCACAATCTCCTTCCTTACCGGGTTGATTACTCAAACCTTCCCAAACTTCGAAAGTTGATTTTAAAATTGGAGTGCATATATGGCTAGTCATACGTCTCAAACGTTTAACAGTTACCGCTTCTAAAATTCCATCATTTGCTCTTCGAACGTAAAAACCATCAACTTTAGGTTTAATATCAGTATA